CAAGATTTCTCTTGCTCTGCTAAATAAAAGCGTATACAATAACATGTATGCGCTTTTTGTTTATGTAGATCATATTCAAATATTAGGCAAACAAAATCGCAGAAATGCAACACAAAGGCATATTAAAGGAGAACTATTATGGCAACTTTGGCAGAAATTAGAGCAAAACTTAAGGCATCTGAATCTAAAGGATCAGACAACAAAACAGGCGGAGATAAATCAATTTATCCGTTCTGGAATTTAAAAGAAGGCGGAGAATCTACACTTAGATTTTTACCAGATGGTAACTCCAACAACACTTTTTTCTGGGTCGAACGTGCAATGATTAAATTGCCATTCGCAGGCGTTAAAGGTGAATCAGAAAGCAAACCAGTAACAGTACAAGTACCATGCGTTGAAATGTATGGCGACACATGTCCAATCTTGGCTGAAGTTCGCGGTTGGTTTAAGGACCCAGCATTGGAAGATATGGGTCGTAAATACTGGAAAAAGCGTAGCTACATTTTCCAAGGTTTCGTTGTTGAAGACGGCCTCGGCGAAGCGGCCAGCGACATTCCAGAAAATCCAATCCGTCGTTTCATTATTGGTCCACAGATCTTTCAATCAATCCGTGCGGCATTAGTGGATCCAGAGTTGGAAGACTTGCCAACTGATTATGTGCATGGCCTAGACTATCGCATGAAGAAAACATCAAAAGGTGGTTATGCTGACTACTCAACTTCAAGTTGGGCACGTCGTGAACGTCCACTAAATGACGCAGAACAAGCGGCTGTTAAGACTAACGGCTTGTATAACTTGTCAGACTTTTTGCCTAAGAAACCAGGCGAAGTAGAATTGAAAGTTATGAAAGAAATGTTTGAAGCAAGTGTCGACGGCGAACCATATGACATGGAACGTTGGGGACAGTATTTCAAACCAGCTGGGATGAGCCAAAACACTGGCGATCCTAACAAATCAACTCCTAAAGCTAGCGCACCAGCGCCAGTTGCACACGATGCTGACGAAGATGATGTTCCAGTAGCTAAAGCGGCTCCTGCTCCTAAAGCAAGTGCTCCAACAGCAACTGAAGGCGGTGATTCACGTGCCCAAGACATCTTGGCAATGATTCGTAATCGTCAAAAAGCGTAAACGGCTAGGGCCTCTGCAACCTAGTTGTACGCCCTGGTTATCTAATTAGGAGAATTAACTTATGGCCACAAAAGCCTTCGATTTATCGAAATTTAGAAAGACCTTGACTAAGTCGATTGACGGTCTTGGTGTAGGATTTAACGATCCTACAGATTGGGTTAGTACAGGCAATTATACGCTTAACTATCTAATCAGTGGAGATTTCCACAAAGGTATTCCACTGGGCAAAGTCACTGTATTTGCCGGTGAATCTGGTGCAGGTAAGAGCTTTATCTGTTCAGGTAACCTAGTGCGTAACGCACAAGCACAGGGCATTTATGTTATCTTGATTGATACAGAAAATGCACTAGACGAAAGCTGGTTACATGCACTTGGTGTAGACACTAGCGAAGAAAAACTTCTTAAGCTCAACATGGCAATGATTGATGACGTGGCAAAAACCATTCATGAATTCATGAAAGAGTACAAAGAAATGAGTGAACGTCCTAAAGTCTTATTTGTCATAGACTCATTGGGTATGTTGCTTACCCCTACTGACATTAACCAGTTCCAAGCTGGTGATATGAAAGGAGACATGGGCCGTAAACCTAAAGCACTTACGAGTTTAGTTCGTAATTGTGTTAACATGTTTGGTAGTTATAACGTAGGTATGGTTTGTACAAACCACACTTATGCAAGTCAAGACATGTTTGATCCAGACGACAAGATCAGTGGCGGACAAGGCTTTGTCTATGCATCTAGTATTGTTGTTGCTATGAAAAAACTCAAACTCAAAGAGGATGAGGACGGTAACAAAGTATCAGATGTAATGGGTATTCGTGCGTCATGCAAGATTATGAAAACACGCTATGCTAAACCGTTTGAAGTTGTACAGATTAAAATTCCATATGAAACAGGTATGAATCCTTATTCAGGAATGGTCGATATGTGCGAGAAAGCCGGCTTGCTAAAACAAGAAGGCAATAGACTCAAGTGGGTTGACCCAGAGACCGGTGAGGAATTCAAATTCTACCGAAAAGAATGGAAAGATGATAAATTAGATATGATAATGAATAAATTTCATTTGATTAAAACAACAACTACCATTCCTGAGGAGACAGAAGAAAATGTTGAATGAAACACAAATTGGTGACATCTGGTTACTTTTCGCAGACTACGTTGACAAGAAAGTCGTTGACAGTGTAGCAGAACGTTATGTAGATTTACTTGCAGATCACGGTGTAACTGATCGTGTTATGCAAGCCGCAACAGGCGTTGACAGTGTTTTAGATGCTGCCATCGAATACTACATGGATGAAGAATCAGAAGATCTTGAGGAAGAAGATTACTACGACGAAGACGAGGAATAACAATGGGTTGGTATACCGATATTGCTAAAGACATTAGTAACATTCCTGATGCAGTATTGCATTTTGAAGCCGAACTGATCGAAGCCCGAAAAGAGGTCAAATTATACGGCAATGTGGAACGTGCTAGTGCGGCATTACCTGGTGTAGTTGAACATAGATTCAGCCAACTACAGGAAATTGAAGCAATATTGGAATACCTCAACATTGAACTTCGCCGTCTGAAGAGTGGTTTCTTTCGTAAGTATCTTGAAAGTTACCAACGTGCTTTAAGTAGTAGAGATTGTGAAAAATTTGTCGAAGGCGAAGCAGATGTAATTGATATGGAGAAAATTATCAATGAATTTGCTTTGCTTAGAAACAAATGGTTAGGTATTACTAAAGGACTTGACCAGAAACAATGGCAAATTACTAATATTGTAAAATTGCGTATTGCAGGAATGGAAGACGCTAGTTTATAATCAATCTGCTCAAAACAGACCCCATAGGCCTTAAATAATTATAGGCCTATTTTTTTCTAAGAGGTTGACCTTTGATAATTGTTAGTGTATACTTACTGTATGATGACTGTAGATAATCTTTTATTAAAAATTGTAAATTTTACCGAGCCCACTATTGAAGAAACAATAGCACCTAGGGACAGTAAAGTACTGCGTAGCTTGGCTACCTCGATCACCAGTAACTTTTTCATCACTGAAAACCAAGGTCGACTACTAATCAAGATTTTGAAGGAAAATAGTAAAAAATTACCGAATTTTTCTGAAGAAATTTCCACCACATTATCGACTCCAAATTGGTCTAAAAGTTTTAGACACATAGAACAAGTTAAAAAATTCTATATTAAGAAAAATGAAGAGCAAGAATCAGTATTATTCATAGAATTGACGTATAGCCAAGAAATTCGCAAAATTTTGCAAAATTTGTCAAAAACAGTAGAAGGGCTTACAGCATCACTTGCCGGTAAAACATGGACTGCTGAGCTGACTGAAAAAAATATAGTGGCGCTATACGAGGCATTTGAACCACATGACTTTGATATTGACGAAACCATAAAAAATCACTATGCCACCATAAAATCTTGGTCAGAAACGGAATTTCGTAATCAGTTCATTATCTCAAATATTGAACACAAAAACTTTTTACGCCACATAACCGATGATCTTGGTATTGAAACACCTATTGATCAAAACATCATTAATGATCGAAGTATGCGATATCAGTATTTTACAGAAAATGCGAAAAATCATGGTGAAACGCTGGTCGAAGTGATTGCTAACAGGTCTAAGTCCAGAGTATGGATTGACAAAGAACAACACGGCATGGAAGAAGTCATAGCTGGTTTACTAAATTTACACAGGCTTCCATTACTAGTGGTATTTGACACAATAGTCAATGCACAGTACTTGACAAATTTGCAAATTTTGTCAAATGCCCTGGAAAAAAATGGTATTTTTAGTGGTGTTGGTGTTTACTTCAGATTGCCTAATGATCCAATGGGTAAACAATTTAATAGTATCATCGCAGAAAAACAATACAATCACAGACTGGATAATGACTTAAAAGTAGCGGCTGTAATGAGTGGAAAAATCCCTAAATTTTTCCTCAATAATTCATGGAAGCCAATGAGTGTAATTGCCATGGACACCAAAATGGGCCTACGTCATGGCAAAACTAGTGTATACTCTAATTGTTGCGATTGCATCGTCGAATGGTCAAATGCTGATCCAATGTTTGATAAAAAGATAATTTTAAAATGACAGTGAAATTAATAATACGAGATGAAGTTAACATTAAATTTGAAGGGTTAAACCTTGATGCTCGTAAAAAACTGGCTAACACATTTAAGTATGAAGATCCTACAGCTAGGTATCGTCCAGCATATCAATTAGGTCGTTGGGATGGTAAAGTGTCAATGTTCGGCCTTGGCGGCAATGGTTATCTTAGTCAGCTTGAACGCTGTCTTGGTATACTTGGAGACATGGATATCAGCATTGACGAGTTGGATGATTTACGTACCACAAGCAAAATAGAATTTAAAGAAATCACAACACACTACTGGGCTGATCAAGGAAAAGTATGGCCAGAAGGTCACAGATTTGCCGGCCAACCAATTGTGTTACGTAACGACCAGGTAGAAGTTGTTAATAGGTTTTTCACCAATACACAAGCACTACAAGAAGTTGCCACTGGTGCTGGCAAAACTATTATGACAGCCACATTGAGTCATTGTGCTGAGAAATATGGCCGCACAATTGTCATTGTTCCTAACAAAGATCTTGTCACACAAACAGAAGAAGACTATCGTAATGTGGGACTAGATGTAGGTGTTTATTATGGGGATCGAAAGGATCTTAATAAGACACACACTATCTGTACATGGCAAAGTCTTAACATTTTAGATAAAAAAAGTAAAAACTGGAGTGAGGATATTGCTCTAACCCTAGCAGAATTTTTAGATGGTGTACGTACAGTAATTGTCGACGAAGTACACATGGCTAAAGCAGAAGTATTAAAGAATTTACTCACACAAAACTTGTGCAATGCACCAATTCGATGGGGTCTAACTGGTACAGTACCTAAAGATGCATTTGAAAGCGAACCTATCTTTGCCAGCATTGGACCAGTAGTTGGGGGAATCAAGGCACATGAACTACAAGAGATGGGTGTGTTAAGTAATTTACATGTAAACATCCTACAACTTATAGATCTACCAGAATTTAAAACATATCAAGAAGAATTAAAATATCTTGTTACTAATAAAGACAGGATGACATATTTTAGCAAATTTATACAAGGCTTATCGGACTCAGGCAATACATTGATTCTAGTTAATAGAATTGATACAGGCAAATTATTAACAGAAATGATAGGAGGCGCTGTGTTTATATCAGGTGAAGTTAAAGGTACAAAGAGAGCAGAGGAATACAAGGACCATGCAACAAATGATAACAAGATTACTGTGGCGACTTTTGGTGTGGCCGCTGTTGGTATTAATATCCCTCGTATTTTTAATCTGGTTCTTCTTGAGCCCGGAAAGAGCTTTGTTAGGGTTATACAATCAATTGGACGCGGTATTAGAAAAGCGGAAGATAAAGACTTTGTACAAATCTGGGATGTAACTTCAACTTGTAAATTCGCCAAGCGCCACCTCACAGCGAGGAAGAAATTTTACAAGGATGCCAAATATCCATTTACTATTGATAAAATAGATTGGCAAAAATAAGGAATTATGCAGATATTAACATTAGACAATCAGACGTTTTCATTAAACAATTTACCAGACGAAGTAGACGAAAATACTCGGTTCGCAGTACTAGACAACAGTGATGCAAACAATCCAGACTTTTTCTTTATGCCTCTTATCTTCCTGGAAAGTTTTAATGCGCCAGCAATGGTATTACGTATTGGCAATGACGAAATAGCAATGCCAATAGATTGGTGTATAGCAGTAGGCGACAGTTCAAGTGCTTGCGATATTGAAATTTTACCGTTAACTAGTTTAAATGATAGAGGTTTTGAAGCACTATGTTTTAATCCACTAAGCTCGTTTAGGGTAGAGTTTAAAAAGATAGAAATTGTAAATTTTTATAACGATGTCAAATGGTACTTCCCAAAAATGAAAAATAATCAACTATTAGCAACTCCTACACATGGCGGTGATAAACCAAACTGTGTTTATTTTGTTAAAGAAGTTAGCAAACAAAACGAAATTATTCAATTGGATAAAATATTATGACATTAAAAGTAGCATATTTTCAACCAGTAGTGTTGGCTATTGACAATGTTCCTCCTGTAGAATTTAGTAAGATTTATAGTCTTGCAGAAAATTTACATCAGCATCCAGAATTAAACGACGGTAACGATCCGCTGATTAGTATCCGTGGCGGGCAACAGATACAAGTATACCCTAACGAATTAGGACTAGATGTTGGATGGTTGACTAATTGGTTAGAATCTATTTGTAAAGGATATATGGAGATAATCTCTGGCCAGAGTGGCACAGATGATTTAAAACTTTGTAAACCTAAAATTGTTAGTATATGGACTATTAAACAACATGAAGGCGACTATCAAGAAATGCATAGTCATCCTCGTGGACATATAAGTGGTAACATTTATATCAGTGCTCCTGAACTAGCAGTTAACAGTAAACCTAGCGATAGTCAAATTTTATTTAAACTACCGCAGACTAAAGATGTTAGTAAGTTTATTATGAATGATATTTGGAAATACAGTCCTGCCGAAGGTACGGTAATAGTATTCCCTAGTCATTTACCACACACTGTTTATCCTTGGAAAGGCACCGGAAGCAGAACAGTTATGGCATTCGATGCTATATTAATACCAAAGGATGAAAATGGGCAATCTTAAACCTGGAGCCACTTACGTGTATGAACGGAATGAAGGTACAGTTTATGCCAGAGAGATTGGAGCTGATCCGAGTACTCGCAAAGAAATTGGTTACAATTATGATCCCCGGACGGCGGATGGCCGACCATTGCGTGATCATATAATGGATGATAAAATGTGGGGCGAAATTCGGCGAGAAGCAAAGACCAATATCACTTTACAAAAAGCCTTGGATCGTGCTATAATGATATACAAACTAAGCAAGGACAAACTCCGTGAGTGAAAAAGTTGAACTAAAGGAAAAGTTATCAGCTGTTGATCAAAACATGCATGAGCTATGGGATGCCATGGATGCCGAACAACAAAAGGCTCTTAAAAACGAATTCTTTATCCTCAATAGATATGTAAGTAGTGTAGCAAATACCACACGAGAAATCCAAGAACACTATATTCTAACAGTCAACGAATATTTTAATAAAAACTGGAATGAATTACAAAAGCATCCTAAGCTCTTATGGTTACTGCTATGTATGTGCGGCTTCGATGGCAAGAAAGTGTTTTGGCATGAGTGGATCGGCTATAAACGCAAAGCTGGATCCAATAGTAAAAAAGTCAAATTCTTAGCAGAACTGATGCCCAACAGAAAAATGGACGAAGTAGAATTAATTAGTAAGTTAAGTACCGATAAAGAAGTAAAAGAATTTGCCCGCAAGCATGGCATGGACGAAGCTACTATTGCAAAAAAATTAAAATGATGGCCTTGGTAGAACAACCTTATTCATGTGGACATTGCGGTAAAGGCTTCATGCAAGAGAAGACCTTATCTGTGCATGTGTGTGAGCAGAAACGTAGATATATTGCCCGCAAGGACAAACATGTTATACTAGGTTTTGATACGTTTCAAAGATTTTATAAATTTAATCAACCTAGTGTTAAACAGGAAAAAACCTATGAAGAATTTAGTAAAAGCCCTTACTATAATGCTTTCGTTAAGTTTGGTAGCTTTGTTAGTAATGTCAATCCTTTATATCCAGAAAGATTCATTCAGTGGATTGTGCAGTCAGGTGTTAAACTGGATCATTGGTGTCGAGACGAACTTTATGAACAGTATGTTCTCGAACTTATTAAATCCGAAACAGTAGAAACAGCATTAGAACGTAGTATTAGTCACATGATGGCTTGGGGAGAAACTAACACTGCTCAATGGAATCATTACTTTCATTATGTTAGTTTAAGCCGTGCTTGCTATGATATCAAGGATGGAAAAATCAGTCCGTGGATTATTTTAAATAGCGCAAGCGGTAAAGCAATGTTACAAAAGTTCAATGACGAACAGTTAGCAAGTGTACAGAATATTATAGATGTGCCGTTTTGGCTTAACAAATTTAAAAGATTGAGTGCCGATACGGATCTAGTTAAACAGGTAGTTAAAGAGAGCAACATATAATGCCAGATATCGACATTGACTTTGCAGATCGTTCTAAGGCTTTGAGTGTATTAAAGCATATAGATGCACGACTTGATACAGATAAAAAACACAATACTGGGATTTATGTACAGAGTATCCCGTACGATCCAATAACAGGATTAAGCACAATCGATTACAAATCTGCCGAAGATAGGGGGTACTTCAAGATAGACTTTTTAAATGTTAGTGTCTACGAAAAGGTAAGAGATAAAGCACATCTCACACAACTAATGGAGACTGACCCATTATGGGATTTACTGTTACAGGACGAGTTTACAAATTTACTATTCCACGTAAATGGGCATGGCTACTTGATGAGACAGATGACACCTACAAATATAGAAGAGCTTGCAATGTGTCTAGCATTGATCCGCCCAGCAAAGAAACATTTAATTGGAAAGACTTGGATTGAGATTGAGAAGAATATATGGGAGAAGCCAGGGAACGGTGACTACTACTTTAAGAAAGCCCACGCAATCGCCTACGCACATGTAATAGTTGTGCAGATGAATTTAATCTGCGAACAAATTAGTTACGGATATACATAATGGAAAAAGTTGATCTATCAAACATAGGAATTATTAAATCACAAGCTAGTCCTGAACTGATGAAAATTGTTGGGGATGAAGTTGCAAAAATACAGGCAGATTTTTCTAAAGCTGTTCCCAAAAATGATACACTTGCAGGAAATATTATTCATGAATATCAACTGTTTGATAGTGTAAATGCTCTTGAAGCGAAGACTAGAGAAATGGCAATAATGCATACTGAAGTGTACGGTCAAGGAATTGATGTAGATTTTGTTTCTTCAGTAACATCGATGGACAAGAGTAAAAAACCCGATCTTAGATTGAAAAATGCCTGGGTAAATTTTCAACAAAAAGGAGAATTCAATCCAGTACATAATCACACAGGAATGTATAGTTTTGTATTGTGGTATAAGATTCCTTATTATGAAAACATAGAAGCTTCTGCTAGCCCTGGAAGATTGTCTAAAAATAATCTTGCAGGTAAATTTGGATTTCAATACACTAATATATTAGGGCAGATAACAGGAGCAGAAATCCCAGCCGACAAAAAATGGGAGGGACAAATACTCTTATTCCCATCACAACTGCATCATCAAGTTTATCCATTTTATAGTAGTAACAACTATCGAATAAGTATTTCAGGAAATTTATTTTTAGATACGGTATAATATGAATATTGAATATTTTGAAAATCCTGTGCCCCATATTATAATCAGGAATATATTTGATGAAAGTCATCTTTTAAATATTTGGAAAGAACTAGAATTACTAACAGATTCAGACAGACTCTTGCCCCCTTCAGAGTCTAATTCGGCTAAAAAATTTGGAGTTTTCCTAAAGAAGAATCATGCTGTGTTTTTAGAAAACGTGTACTCGAATCCAAAATATTCAAGTGTGTTCAAAGCATTTAATCAAACAATGACACTTGACATTATTAATGAAATAGAATCTAAAAATATTATTTTTAAATGGTTACATGAAATCAATAATCAATCTTTCTTAATCAGTTATTATGACAACGACGACAGATACTACCCACATACAGATAATGCAGTATATAGTGTTTTAATAAATTTTTATAAAGAACCCAAAGCATTTACTGGTGGCGATTTAATGTTGGGTGACGGAGATTACAAAATTCCATTAGAAAATAACCGATTAATACTTATACCTAGTTGGGTTACACATAGCGTTACTCCTGTAAAATTCATAGAAAACTGTAAACCATTATCCGGTGCAGGAAGATATACTGTAAGTATATTTCATTACCTTAACAATACAGCACTTAAGAAATAAACCAATGAACAATATAGTGATATTAGATGATGTTATTTCAAAGGGTTATCAAGACTATCTAGAAACTCTTTTATTAAACAATATGGATATGGGCTGGTGTCTTGTAAGAGATCTTGATAGTATAAAAGATAATCAATTGAGCGACAGTTCTGTAGGTTTTTCTATACAAGCCATTAGCGACGGTGTTGATCACGGAATGTTAGCATTTATCTTTAAGAGTCTAGGGTATGCCATATCTGAAAAACTTGATATTAGCATTAAAAGTTTTATTAATGCAAGAACATTTTTACAAGTACCTAATAATTTGAACAGCTCTCCAAAGTACCATGTGGATTATCCTAAACCCCATATGGTATTATTATATTACGTAAATGAATCTGACGGAAATACGTTGATACTAAAACAACGATATCCGTTTTCTTATTCTAAAATTAGTGGACTAACTGCGGGAGACGTCATTCAAGAAATAGAACCTAGAAAAGGTAGGGTAGTAATGTTTGATGGATCTTTATTCCATTCTAGTAGTGTTCCAACTAAAAATTTAAGATGTGTTATTAACTTAGATGTAGTATTATCGCACTCTGCGAACTAGTTGTACACTTTTACGCTTTACACGTTTCATAGTTAGATTCATTAAATTTACAACCGGACCAAAGATTATTCTGGTATCTTTACTATTAAATGTTTTTACAGAATAGTGAAATGGCTGTATTTGATCCCTGCAAAATATATTAATGGGATATTGTCGATTACTTTCCCACCACCAAATCTCGCCTATTTCTAGGAATATTGTTTTCTCTTCTGGAGTTTTGATAGCATTTAAATCATAGAAACTAGTAACGAACTGATCTTGATTAATGATGATGCCTACGTACTCTTCCGTGCCATAGTTTATCACACTGATAAACGGTAGATTTTGTTCTATATTGTCTCTTAGTTTTGCCATAAATACTATTAAAGGTCCTTGCCAAATGCAAAAAATTCAAAGTTATTTATACCCC